AATAACATTTTTTCTCACTTGCGTATGATCAATTTCTGCAAATTGACAAACATCATAAAAGTCTTGATTAGGTATTGTAAAATATTCTAATTCAGTTTTTTGTGCGTGAGAATAATAGTGTTTATATTTGTCTGTAACCACAAATGTATTTGCTTTAACTAAAACTTTAGTTGCTTTAATTACATCTTCAATTGCAGTAATTAATACATTACGCCATAAATTACGTATTGGATTAAATTCTTCGTTTTCGTTTAGTGTTTTTAGATTTAAGTTTTCCATTTAATGTTATCTCTTTCTCGTTGATTAGTATATCTAATGTTTTTGCACGTGAGACCTCTACTAACGGTACAATTACCTTTCTTATCTTATCTAGCTTCGCACATGAAACATGTGAGAGGGCAACAGATTTATATTTACTTATGTCAGTCATTATTGTATCCTTCTTTCATTTTTATATAAATAATTATATAGGATTATTATAAACAATTTAAATAATAAGTCAATGAAGTTTTTTTTAACAATATATATATGTTCAATTGTGTCGCAACAATGCGTGGAAACACCTATAGATAAACATGATTATGATAGATTTTATAATACCCATTATGAATGTGTTCAAAAAGGATTAGGTGAGTCTTATAGTATATTATTTGATGGTAATTCATTTAATAATGAAACCATTAATATTATGGAATTATATCCTAGATTTTCTTGTGAAAAAGTTGAAGAACCCTTGAAGCCTGAGGCCTGAATCCGTTAGCCTTTACCTTGGCCCTTGTAACGTTTAGTACGTTTCTGACGTTTTTCATTTTTATTCAAAGATTTTTTATGCTTTCGGGCCCCTCTTTTCTTAGGCTTATCTCGTTCGTGATGTTCTTTAAATTTTTTAGCCATTATTTACCAACTTTTTTAAGAGCTTTCTTGTGAGCTTTTGTAAATGAATCACCTTTTTTTATATCAACTTTCATTTGTTTCATATGTTTTGCGCTGTGATGTTTGCTATGTTTTTCTAAAATTTTTTTCTTATCCATTATCACTAATTTCTTTTATCCATTTCTTATCAGATTCATCAAGTTTTAAATATCTTATACTACCATTTATATGTTGTTTAGTATCGTGTCCACAATTAGTACATCTATAAAAGTCCGATACGATTGCAACTAATATTGCTTCATCTTGGCATTCTTCGCAGATACCATTAACGGTGTCTATGTTAGTAAATAGTTTATTTAATTTTCTCATATCACTCATGTTAAGTCTGTTGCTTTACCTAAAATAGGTTTATATTTTGTTTTACCATTCTCATCTCGATATGCAAGTAGGAATTGTTTTCTAGGTTTATCAACGATATATGAGCAATGACACCACCCTGATGAGGGTTCTCCGGGTTTATAGTACTCGAGAATCATTTGATCATAGTCTAAATTTTTATAGATCCAATCACAGAGCTCAGCATTATCAACTCCTGGACACTCGAAATCTGCAGCCTCTGCATCGCAGTGCTGGCTATTAACTGAACTACCTATTGTAACAGATAACTCCGGAGACCTGTAGCCTGATGTCACAACCACTGGACCGAAATGATCTCGAACCGGTTGTAAAATATTATCACAAAGTAATTGTAGTTTTGCTATTTGATCTGAGTTTGGATTATTATCTATGCCCTTACGGACAGCAGTGTCTGACTTGGTCAGTTCTTGAAGGGTAAAATTTTTAGAAAGGTTCATTATTTACTTCTAACAGAATCGATGAAACTGTAAACTCTTCCAAATTGTTTGTCAATACTGAATAAGTCTTGTTGAATCATAGTTACCATTAACTGAAGTTCTATAAGTGTAATCAAAGTCCATGTAGCTAATCCCATTAAGATTGTACCTAACAATCCAATTAACATCGTATTAGTTTTTCTACTCACCTAGCCGGTCCACCAAAGACAGCTAATAAACAAATAGCTATAATTAAAATAGCTGTAAACTTGTAGTTCATATCTTCTGGTTCCATATAGGCACCCTCCATTATTGACACGATAAACATTCCTCGTATTCAATTTCTTTTACTTCATGTTGACATTTTTTACACTCACATAAATCCATTAAAGGTGTGTAGTGTTCCGAGTCTATTTTATCTTCATTGCAATGACACCCATGGCCGCAAGTTTTGCACTTAACCATTATGTAATTAAAATATTATTGCGCCAAGTATAAAAAATACTCCAGCTATTATAATTTCAGTTCTGTTATGTAATTGCCATACCATAAACTTGTTTTTGTATTTTTCGAACATTTTATCTCCATTATTTAATCTCTCCCCAGTTAGGTCCAGACTCATAATCAACTTTGTTTGGAACTTTTAACTCGACTGCTTGTTCCATTATTTGTTTTATTTTATCAGCTTGTGCATCTGATTCAATAGAAAAATCAAGTTCATCGTGAATTTGTATATGAGCTAAATGACCCTCTTTATATAGGTCAACCATTGCTTTTTTAGTCATATCCGCAGCACTACCTTGAATTAATTTGTTTAATGCTTTGTAAGTAAAGGCTCTTCTTGTCGGATTACCATGCCAATAATTTTTTCTTTTATTGCCATCTTTGTCTGTAATAAAATTATCTTCATTATCTTTTAAATAAGGACCCATATCTTTTAATTCTTCCATTCTCTCATGATCTTCCGCAGGTACAAAAGTTCCCCAATCACTTCCTCTAAGAACTGGTTCATACTTAGGAAACCTACAACGTCTTCCAAGTAATGTTTTTATTTGACCTTTAGTTTGAGAAGCATTCATTAACTTATTCATTAATTGTTTAACAAATGGAACCATATTGTGATAGTTAGCAAATAATTCATCAGCTTTTTCTTTAGTTACACTTAATTCATTCATTAGTTTTGCTTTACCCATACCATAGAATAAACCTAAGTTAATTGTTTTAGCTTCTTTACGATCTATATTAGCTAGTTGTGCAACCGTTTTGTGGAAGTCAGTAGTTGGATCTTGTTCATAAGCGCTAGCAACAGGTTCTACAGAAGATAAACCAAATCTTGATGCGTAATGAGTAACCAATCTTGGTTCCTGTTGTGAGTAATCAAATGTTCCCCATTTACAACCTTCATCGGGAAGAAATAAAGATCTAATTAATGGACCTGTTTCCGGATCCCTGGCTGGAATTTGTTGTAAGTTTGGATTAGAATAACTAAATCTACCTGTAACTGTTCCTCCATCATCAGATCTAATTTGATTTATATCTGCATGTATTCTACCCTTATGTTCATGTTTAATAATAGAATCAATAAATGTAGTTCTAATCTTGTTTATTTTTCTAGCTTCTGCTATCATTCTAACTACTGGATGATTATGATTCACAAGAAAGTTTTTAACAAATGAAGGTTCACCTGTTTTCTCAGTTCGCTCATAAGGTAAATTTAATTTATCAAAAAGTGGGGCAATGCTTCTTGCGGCCATTAACTGAACTTCTATTCCAGTTTCTATTTTTATCTGTTGGATTAAGTTTTCTTCTTTTATTCTTAATGCTGTCTTCAACATATGAGCTTTTTGAACGTCTACTCTTACTCCTAAAAAACGCATGTCGACTAAGCAAGGGAAAAGATCAGTCTCTAAATTAAATATATTTTGAAGATCATCTTCTATAATTATTTTCTTAAATTTTTGCCACAACATTAAAGTTAGTTCAGCATCTTTTTCTGCATAGCCACCAACTTCTGTTGAGGGTAATCTCCACATATCTGCTTTAGGATCTAATCCTCTTTCTTTAGCAGCTTTAGTTAATAGAGCTTCATTCTTACCTTGATTTAAATAAACCCAAGATAAAGAATTTAATGAATATTGAAATCTATTCTCATCAATAATAGATGCTGCAATCATGGTATCTATGATTAAACCATTGATTTTTATACCTAAATGACGAATCCAAGATACATCATACATTGCATTATGAAATATTTTTGTAGCAGGGCATTCACAAATATCTTTTAACCATTCTAATACTTTTTTACGTTCTAAGTTTGGACCAATCTCATGAGCAATTGGATAATAACCTTTCCAACCTTCTACAGCTACAGCTATACCTACAACTTCACCATTACCAATGATGGCTCCTGAACCCTTACTCTTTAAATCTGGATCTCTTGTTTCTAAGTCAATCGCAATCTCATCATATTTTCTTAGATCAGGATATTCTGTAGGTGTTAACCATTCTGTAGTGGGTATAATCATTATATCAATCCAAACATAAATATTGTTATAATTAACAAACCAAAAATATCAGTATATGTATTCATTATTTTTTACCCGTGTCTTTCATCTTTTTAATTTCTAATTCACAATAATGAATTACTTTTTCTAAATCTTGTATGCCATTTTTATTCATATAACGACACACATATTTGATAACATTTCCTTGAAAGAAACTCAAGTCGTTGTGCGATATAAATTCATAGGGTTGAATTTTAAATTTTTTATAATGTGATCCACCAATTTGTTTATCTTGTGGAAATGTACCTTCAAAAATGTTTTTATGTGTCATAGTTTATACTCATTCCTTTTTAAGTTAGCTTTTAGTTTATATAGATTATTCCTGGCACGTGTTATTCCCACATACCAAACACGATGTTCTTCATCATGTTTTTCTGTGCTTTTCAACATACTTTTTTTTATTTTATCTCCAATATCAAGACATAAAATTACGTTATCTTCTTCCCCACCTTTTGCTGCATGAATAGTAGATATCCATATTCTGGCAGGTTCATTTAAATTTTCTCCGTTATCAATCATGTTTTTTATATAAAGCCTTTCTTTTTCATTTGCTTCTTCAAATGCGTCAAACCAATCAATCTCTCTATTCCATTTTTCATGACCTATAAATTCATTAATATCTTTAACGTCTTTTTCATCTAATATTTTTCCTTTACACCATAAATCATAATTCATTGCGGCTTTGTATAATCTTACTTTAAAACTTTTACCTTTTTTGCTTTCAAAGTATAAATTTCTTTTTATTAGTTCATCTTTAATTTTCATTAATCTAGATATAGTTCTAGTTAGAATTAACCATTTACCTTTTGTTAAATCTATTTGATCTAAGTTATTTATGTTTTCAGTGTGCCCTTCAAAATTTCTTGGATAATATTTTTTTTCTTTTCTATGTCCTTTAATTTTTTCAATAGGTAATTCTGATTGTTCTTGAACTGATTTAGATATTCTTTTTGAATATTTTAACACTGTTTCTTTTGCAGGTTCTTTTATAAATCTTTCAACATCTGCTCCAGCCCATGCGTAAATTGCTTGGTCATCATCTCCTGCTAAATAAATATCATCAGCATATTCTTTTAATTTATCAAACAGTTGCCATTGTAAAGGTGATAGATCTTGAGCTTCATCTATAAATATAACTTTAAATTTAGGTAATTTTTTTTTGTTAATTAAACTTTTAATCATGTCATTAAAATCTAATAATTTTCTTTTTTGTTTATAAACTTTTAAATTATCATCTATATGTTTTAATAAATGCCATTTAATTTCTTTACTATTATGTTCATTTCTATCAAATTCTTCTCTAATATCTAAGTCTCTATTCATAGCTTTACCTATCATTTGAAAATAGGGACTATCACAATTTAAAAAACTAACTTCATCTTTATTATATTTGTCATAGTATTTAACTTTAACATTTAATAATTTTCCAAGTTCTTCATAATGAAAAGGTTGCATAACATCTTCTTCATTTAATGTTAATTGATGATAAGCAAATGAATGAAGAGTTTGAAAATATGGAAGTTTTTTATCTTCTGCTGGCATTCTCTTTTTAGCTTCCAATGCAGCTTTTTTAGTAAATGCAAAGTAACCAATTTTATGCAGAGGAGTACCCATTCTAGCATAAGCTTTAGCTCTAGATATTAGTCTATGGGTTTTACCTGTACCTGGTGGTCCAAAAAATTTATATATCATTAAACAATATCCTCTTGATCTTCTATGTGTACAATGTCTTCTACATCTTCATCTTCTTTTTCAATAATAGATAAAGGTATCATTGCACATCCCCCTACACCTGGATAAGGTTTATTTGTTTTTTTATCTTTACCTGGAAATCTTTTCTTTTTGTTAAACTCCGGTTTAGGTCGACCTTCAAATTCTTCTTTATCAAATAATTTTTCAATCATATGAGAAGTTCTTGAAGAATCTTTTCTCCATTCTCTTTCTTTTAAATAAATATAGAACTCATCATAAACAAAATATGCATACACCTCATCTTTAAAAACGTTTCCACTTTTAAATGAATGGTAGTTAGTAGCCTTTGAACCATTAACAAAATTATTTAAATGTTTATGTAATATCTCATGAGGCCTGGTCCCTGGAGCCGGTTGCACTGTATCAATGTTAGAGAACAACGCTTTTATAATTTCAAAAAACTCCATACCTTTGATAGGTGGAGGTGGAATATCCGCTTGAGCCATAATTAAACCACGCATTTCTTTTTGTTCTTTTATTTTATTTACATCTTTTGCATGGATTGGAATAGTCTCACCATCTTCTCTCTCAACCGTAAAATAGTATTCTGGATCTGGTTTAAAGTCTATCTTTTGTAAGTTACCTAGTACAGGCCAACTTGCTTTAGCTTCACTAGCTATACCAAATTTTCTTTTTATACATTCTGATTTAACACAAACTGTATTGATTGGATCTTGATGACAAGTATGTCCTGCTGTTGCTTTGTCCCAACTCTTTATCTTTTGTTTAACATGATCATCTGTCCAGTTCTGATCAAATTTAAAATAGTTTCTAGCAGCTTCTAATACTTTTGTTTTCCAGTTGTCTGCATATTTTTTCTTAGCAAACACCATATAATTAAAAAGAAAACGATCTCTACCTTCAACCATAATATTTTTAGTTAGTATTCCAAGACACGGTGGACCATCATTAAATTCATCAGCACCACCTTTTAATTCGTTCTCAATAATTTTACTTTTTATATTTCTTAAATGTTCTACCTTAACTTTATTTAACTCAATACATTTTAAAAATGTATCTAAATCCATCTCACTACCATCTGGATTTAATGCAACTCTTTCTATTTTATTAAAGTATGGAAGGTTAATAAAATTACCATTCATCTTTTGACCTTCAGTATTAGAACCTAGTTTAGTTTGTTTAGGAAATATTTCTGTTTTAATAGTTAGATTAAATAAAAATAATACTTGTTCTAAAAATTCTTTTATCTCTAAAGCTTTAACAGGTTCTTCTGTAAATACATATAAATGTAATCCGTTACTTTTTGATTTAATAGGTATTAAAGGTAATTCTTTTTCTTGAATAATATCTAAATAAAATTTTACATCAAAGTTTTTATATAT